TCTAAAAAAAAATGGATCTTATTATTCTTGAATCTGGTAATGGAACTAACCTACAATCTCTTATTGAATCTCAAAAATCAGGAATTTTACCTATTAACATTTTAGGACTTATTACAAATAATGAAAATGCTCTATGTGTTGAAAGAGCAAGAACTCAAAATATTCCTGATTATTATGTTGATACATCTACTGGTAATTTTAATGAAACATTAGTATCATTAATTAATAGTTTAACTAACAATTTATCTTCAACTGTTATTGTATTAGCCGGTTGGATGAAAGTTATTTCTGCCCAATTTATTAATTCATTCCCAAATATTATTAACATTCATCCTGCATTACCAGGAAAATATCCAGGAACAAATGCTATTAGAAGAGCTTATGATGATTTCTTAAATAATAATAAATTAAATACGACAGGTGTTATGGTTCATAGAGTTATTGAGGAAATTGATGCAGGGGAAGTATTAGATAGTATTGAAGTCCCAATTTTAAATACAGATTCTTATGAAGATTTAGAATTAAGAGTCAAACTTTCAGAAAAACCTGTATTAATTTCTGCTTTAATGCGATTAATATTAAAATTAGAATCTTTAAATAGTGTGAATGATAGTGAAAATTCTGGAAGAGTTATTTTAAGTGGAAAGGTAAGGGATAGATTTAATTTAGGTTATGATTTAATTTGCTTTCATATTACCAATAGATTAAGTTCTTTTGATAGACATATCTGTGATGTACCTGGAAAAGGTAGACTTTTAAATATGACTAATAAGTGGTGGATGGATAGAACAAGACATATTATCCCAAATCATTTGTTATATATGGAAGATGACCATTTTATTGCCAGAAAATGTAGAGTTATACCATTAGAAATGATTGTTAGGGGTTATATGACTGGTTCAACAAATACTTCATTATGGACTCATTATAATAGGGGAACAAGAAATTATTGCGGAGTAGATTTCAGGGATGGATATACTAAGAATCAAAAATTAGATAATCCAGTTATAACTCCTACTACAAAGGGAGAAGTAGATGAATTGATTAGTTATGATGAAATTTTAAGAAGAGAAGTTGTAACTAAGGAAGAATTAGATTTTATGTATCAAAAAGCTATGGAATTATATCAATTTGGTGTTGAAACAATGGAAAAAAGAGGATTAATATTAGTAGATACTAAATATGAATTTGGATATGATATTGATGGTAATATTATATTAATTGATGAGATGCATACTTGTGATTCATCAAGATTTTGGACGATAGAAAGTTATGAAAAAGGTGGAGAACCCAGAAAATTAGATAAGGATTCAGCTAGAAATTATGTTAAAACGTTATGTGATCCTTATACTGTTGATAAAATTCCAGAAATACCATTATCAAAGAAAGAAGAGGTATTTAATTGTTATAGAGAATTATACTTATCATTAGTAGGAGATATTAATAATACAATTAATATTCAATTTAATGATAGTGGTGAAAATGAAGGTAGTAATAGAGAACAAATAATTAGAAATTATTTTGATAATGTTCATAAAAATATGGTAGTAATTCTTAGTGGTTCAGATAAGGATCACAAATGGGTAAGTAAATTAAGAGATAATTTTGAAAATCACAATATTTATTCGGCAGAATATATTTGTTCCGCGCACAAGAAGACAAAACAATTACTTAGAATATTGGATCAATATAACAATATGAAAAACAGAAATGTTATTTATATCACAGTAGCAGGTAGAAGTAATGCTTTATCAGGGGTTGTTGCGTGTAATACTCATTTCCCTGTAATCGCATGTCCTCCATTTTCCGATAAAACTGATATGTTTACTAATATAAATTCTACATTACAAATGCCAAGTAATGTTCCTGTTATGACTATATTAGAACCAGTAAATGTTGCTATTTCTTGTCAGAGAATTTTTGCTACTTGCTAAAAAAAAATTTAATCTAAATGACTTTGGTGTTCTATAGGTGCTGTTTTTGTAAATTGAAATGGATATCTATAAGGTTTTCTATATCTTGGGAGTGCGTAAAAATTTAATGGTTGTGAGCCGGATTTTACGTATCCTAATGGTTTCTGTTTATAAACCTCCCAACTTTCATTAATATTAGAGTAGGCATAGATGATAATAAAAGCCAAAATTAATATTATTAATAATATAGTTTTCTTTTCTAATTTAATTTTCATTATATATTATATTAATTTAAAATAAAATTGAATAATAGAATTAAAAATATTAATTACTAATTATATGGATTGTAAAAAAATAAATATGTTAAAGGAAGAATTTGAAAAAAAAATGGAATTATTAAAACATTTTATAATAAAGGTGGCAAGTCAAAAACCGAGAAAAATGTAACATTATTATTTAGAGAAGTGTTTTATATCTTATAACTTTATCATATAATACATTAAATATTATTTTACTAAAATTAGCGTCTTTGGTATTTAGGAAGAATTGTTTGTTTAAATTAGTATAAATTATTAATTTTTTTTTTATAACTGTTATTTTTTTTATTTTTGAAAATGGAATATTTTTATATAAACTTTTTTCTTTATTTTTTTCATATAAATAAATATAATTATCATCTACTTTTAATAATAGGTTTATTTTTGTAGGAAATAATTTACTTCCTTTAAATATAAAAGTATTGAAATATCCATTTATTGGTTCCCTACAGTAAGGACAAATAGGTTTTATTTGTAGCCATTTTATTAAACAAGAATAATGAAATTGATGATTACAACTATTTATAGTGACTATTTTTTTTTCAGAATTTTTTGATTTTAATGAGTCTAAACATATACTACATTCATTTTCCTCGTCATCTATCAATTTTTGGTTTTCGCAAAACATTTTATTTCTTATTTTAAACATACTTTTTTATTTATTCATTTTATTATTTTATTTATTCATTTTATTATTTATTTTTCATTAAAAATTATAAAGTTTATTTTACAAAAAAAAAATAATTTAATATATTATAAATAATATGAAAAAAATTAGAAGTGGAAATAATAGAAACTCTAAATCTTCATCAAAAAGAAAAATTAATGTATTGAAAATATCAAAGAGAAGGAGGAAGAATGGAAAGAAATTTACCTTAAAACATAAAGGCGGTGGTCCGGATTATGATTTTAAAGAAATAATACCTATGTGTGATATATTTATAAGATTTATAGAATCAAAACCCGAAACCACAGAAGAAAATAAAGATCAAATAATTAATTTAGTAAAAGACCAATTAAAAAATATATTTCAACAATCTGAAGAAGGTTTTTTTGTAGATTCTATATTAAATGAAGAAGGTTTAAGAATTACAAATGATAATCCTCCTAATGAAGTAAAAACAAATGATCTTTCAGAAAAAATGTTTGAAAAAAATATATATCATGAAAATCCAAACCCTGATGAAAATAAAGTATTATATTCAGAATCATTTACTTACCAATTGTTAAAATATTTAAAAACTAAAATTTATTCATTAGATCTTCTTAAAATAGATTTAAAATCATTAGTAAAATATTTAAATGAACCGGATGGTGAAACAAAAATAGTAGAAACAATCATACCAAATATCGATTCTTTGGAAAAAAAAAAATTTTCTAATTTTACAAGTATAGGTTATGATAAAACTCCTTATTATTTTTTTCAAATTTTATATAAGATAATTAAAACTATTTATATTGAAATAATAAAAATTGCTTATAATAATAATACCACAATCCAAACTAAAAAAATAGAAGAAAATCCCTTATTAAATGGATTAAGGTCTTTTTTAGATTCAAATAAAGAAATACTTACAAAGGCAAATCTTACACAAACATTACAAAGAATAAAAACAAGAATGACTCCACCTAGTACCCCGTTATCTAGTCCCCCATTATTACCACCACCACCACCTCCAAATTTTTTAAATGACTGTATAAAAATAGATGTAAAGGATTATGATTTACAAACTACTGAAATAAATACTATAAATATATGTTTATATCCGATAGAATTAACACAAGATATTATAGAACTATCTAAATTAGAAGAATTTACAGTAAAATTGGCAAATTTAAAACAATACAAGTGTTATGAAAATTTTTTACTTGATTCTGATAATAATTATGATATATCAATAATAAAAGATTCTACAAGTTCCGATAATAATGATTATATTATTGATAATTCTTTAGATGAAAATGAAATAGATAAAAAGGTAAAATTAGAATTAGAAGAAGTAACTAAAGAAAACTTAATTGAAAAATTAAAAAGCGAATTTATTGAAAACCCATTATATTTAATATCTAAATCTGATAAAAATTTAAGTTTCCCTGTCATTTTTGCTAATCCAAGTTCTAATTAAACAACATGAGTTAATTCATCAGTTTCTTCTACTGTTAAACTCTTACCATTCTTTTCCAAATATTCAATAATTTCTTTCTTAAATCTGTTATTATTACCTACCATAATTTTTTTAGGTTCTTTCCCATTCTTTTGATAAAATTCAATCATTAAATTATTTAACTGAACATAAATATAATAATTTACATATTTTTTACTATTCTTACGCGGTTTACTAAATGTCTTATATTTTGTACTACTTAATATATCTAAATCAAACACTTCTTTACCTAAATCACCTTTAAATTCTTCAATTTCATTTTTATTATAAATGGGTATAATATCCTTTCTGGAAATCTCATCTAAATCCAAAGTTTCACCTTCAAATTCTTCACCTAGTTCATCCAAATCACTATGTCCATCAATTTCTACTTCATTATTCTGTTCGGGATTAGTTGTTTCAGTAACTTCTTCTAAATTATCCAAATCTAAATCTATTTTTTCAAGATCTTGAACTCCTTCTACTAATTCCATATTTACATTTGTATCTTGTTCTTCTTCTTTCTCTTCATTAGTAGTAGAAGCCAACATTAATGCTTCATTTTGAGCACTATCCTCTTCCAAATTTCCATCATTAGTATTAATATTTTCATCATTATTTTCATCCATATCTTCATCCATATCTTCATCTAAATCAATTTCTTCTTCATTCATTTGTTCTACAACAGATTCAGTATAATCGTCTCTTTCACTTTCGTCATCATCATCGTCTTGAGTTATATTACCATCTGCTAAGATACCAATACATGTAATTTGGTCTTCATTATATTCAATTTTTACACCAATAATTTCAACATTTATTAAATCATTTGGCTTAACTTTTTCAAAATCTTCATTTTTAAGATGATGTTGTTTAGCCAAGATTAAAGAAAGTGGTGATGGGTCAAAACCTGCCAATTCACAAAATAATCCCATCTTATTTATATTTCTTACTACACATTTAATAACCATTCCTTCAACAGGAGAACAAATATCAACACTATAAACTACTTTAAAAACACAGGCACCATTAAATTGTCCTTGCTGTAATTCACCCATACTTCTTTTTAAAATAACAGCACTATCATGATTAATAAAACCATTATTATCACATTTACCTTCTACTTTTTCTTTTAATTTTTCAAGAATAATATCATCTATAGATTCATTATATTCTTCAGGTGTTAATTGTATATAAGTTTGTAAGACATTTTTATTAAAAAGTTGTTTATTTGACATTTATAATAATAATTATAATATAGTTTTATATTATTTTTTTTTATTGAAATTAAATTAAGAAAAAAATTCAATTTTTACAAAAAGAAAATTATTTATCAAAATAAATCAAGAAATTTTCTAAATTAAAATGATAAATCTTATCTTCGCGATAATTTTTAAATCTCATTAATAACTCAATACTATTACATAACAAATCTTTTCCACCAGTAATATTAATATAATTTTTAGTATCTAAATATTTTAATATACCTCTTATATTCTCAATATTATCAGTAGCACAGACATATCCTGTTCTAATTTGAGTTTTTTTCTCACCCATTTGTTTTATTTTGTCAACAATTTTAAATTTCATTTCCCTATTTTTACCATGGGTTTCCATAAAACCATAAACTTTACTTAAAATATATTTAGAACGCATTTTATCTCTTTTTTCATTTTTATAAGTACCTAAAATACCTATTTGATTTTTATTACACTCGTCAAAAATACCATCATTTTTTAAATAATAATATAACATATTACCTTTATTTGCTATTTTATAACCAATAAAATTACTACCTAAATCTTTATCATATCCTCTATTTCTAAAATATTCTAAATGATTAATAATAATGTATCTAGTAAGATTAGATAATTTAATTAATAGGTCAAATTGTATTTCTTCCTCTTTTAAATCCATATCAATAATAATTTTCTCTCTAACATAATCAATACATTCATTTTTGCGTAATCGTGATAAATCCATATTAGAAATATTATTTATTTCTTCAAAAATTGAACCAAAATTTTTATTTTTACTTCCTTTTAAGTATTCATATATTATTAAAATTACATATTCTACTATTTTGCTTTTAATCATATAAGAGCAGAAATCTAATGTTTTTTCAACTAATAAATTATTTATATAAGTTGTATTTTCAACATAACTACCTAAATTAATACTCAATTTTTGTTTCTTTTTCTTAACAGTTTTATCTATTATTAAACGACCATCTTCTTCAATTTCCAATTCTTTTATATATCTTAAAAATCTTAAAATTTTAGTAAAATAATTTTTATTTCTTTCTTCTTTCATTTTCTCTTTCAATATAATTTCTTTTTTACCAATTAAATTATCTAATTTTACTTTTAATGCTTTTTCCTTTATTTTTTCTTGACGCATATAAACAGGTATATCTTCAGTAATATTCAATGGCTGAAATATATAATAATTACCTTTACTATTCCCTCTATAAATTACATATCCTTCATCTCCATTTATATTTTGAATAGGTATTTTATCTTTTACTATTTTATTAATGGCATAAAATATGATTTCATTTGTTAAATTGTCTAATTGACTTTCTAAATGTTCCTTTATATCAAATAATTCAAATAAAACTCTATTATTAGAATTTGTAGAGTATAAATTTTTAATTTCTGAGATACAATCATTAATTAAATCCATTGACATTTCAATTCTATATGTCCTATCGTCTATCATTTTTTCATCTAAATTCTTATTTAATGGATAACATTTATAATTACAAGTTTCACTATAATTACATACACTACTATATGGTTTATCCTCTAATATTACTTTTCGTTTTTTACCTTGTGAATCTATCATATCAATAGGTTTATTCCATGGATCTCCTAAATACATATTTCCCTCCCTATTTAAATGACAATCAATAGCACTGGATTTTAATATTTCAACCACTTTTCCTACTTTCTCAATCTTTCTCTCAGCATTTCTATACAATTTCATATCTAAAGTTTCTCTTTCCTTATCATTTTTATCCCTTGTAGTATATAAATAAACCATAACATTTCTTTCTTTTTCAGGTAAATCTTTATGTGAACAATTTCTAATACCTCTTCCTATAACTTGTTCTAATCTATTTAAATGAAACCATGGCTCAAGAACATGAACTTCCCTAACATAATAAATATTTAAACCTTCACCTGCTGCTTTAGTTCCTAAAATAACTTTTAGTAAATCTCCATCTTTATTTAAGTGTTCTCTCTTTTTATATTTTAAAAATTCCTCATTTGAATCACCTGTTATTAATAAATATTTCTTATTATTTTTTTTTATATTACTACTATTTGTTAATATATTAGTTCCGCTATAATTAGAATATCCAAGCATTTCTAAAGCAATCGCAACTGGATAAACACCTGCCCATTTAAATTGAGAATAAACAAAACATATACCTTTAGAATTTTCAATATAATTAATTAATTTATGAATTTTACACGCAATATTTTTTAAATTATTGAATTGAAACATTTCCATAAATAATTTATTCCTAAACGTAAATCTTAATTGACCATTTTTTTTAGTATCTATGTTAAACATATTTTTAAATCCCTTTGTTCCATAATAATCCGATATGTTTTCTAACTCATCATCTTTCTTATTAAAAACAACATTACAAATTTGTAATCCAATACTATCAAAAAATGAACCTCCTGATTCATTATTTTCATAAAAATACTTATTATATATTTTTTGTTGATTTTCACCTATCTCACAATTTATAAATTTTAAAAATTTAATTTTATCATTTTTATCTAATTTTTTACCATTTATATCTTTAGTAGGATAAGAACCTACATAATGATCTAATGGATATAATTTTTGCGGGAAATTAATAGGATTTTCACCTCGTAAATATGATACATAACCAGACACTTTATTTATTAAAATATTTTTACCTTCTTCTGTAATATCACCATTTTTAAATATTCTATTTGCGTTTAACATTGGTTTATTATCATTTATTAATAACAAATTCATTAAATCAACTATCTCTTCTGCCTTATTAAACATAGGAGTAGCCGAAAGTAATATTAATTTAACATTATCCGCTTTCCTTAATACTTTTTTAATTACTGGAGGAAAACTTTTACCTAATTTATCTATTTTTTCTTTTACATCTCTTAATGAATGAATATTATCTTCTAAATTTCCCGCACCTCCTTTCTTATTGGTCTTCTTTTTAATTTGTTTTTTTAATGTTTTCTTTTTAATAACCTTTTTTGGTGTATTTTTTAATGTTTTTAAATTTGATTGGGAATTTGTTTCAAATTGATTAGATTGTTTAGATTGATTAGATTGATTAGATTGATTATATTCCTGTTTTAAAGTTTTTTTCCCTCCAGGTGTGATATCTTCAGTTTTCATAGTTATATTATGAGCCTCATCAATAATTATAATTGAGTCCGAAAATAATTCTTTTATTTTTTTATCTAAAATATTTTTACTTGAAACACTTTTTCTTCTACGGGCTATACCGCTATCATCTTTACCTAAATCTAAAATCATATTAACAAATTTTTCATATCCCATAAATTCATAATTCTTATTTATCAATCTGTGTGCGGCTTTCTGTATTGCTTCCATATCATATTTTCCATCACTTTTTTTCATTTTTTTTAATTTATTTATAAATTTATCTGTCATATAATTACCCATCGTACATTGTTTCCTTATTTCATCAGGTTCCCTATCTATTTTAGAAACATCTATAATTTGATTTTTATAATTATCCTCTATACTAGGAGGTACTAATACATATATTTTTTTACCATTTTCCTTTAATATTGACATAAATTCCTCCGCAATAGAAATAGAAGCACAAGTTTTTCCTACACCAACACCATGATATACTAATAAACCATTATAAGGAGTTAATGGTGAAATAAATGTTTTCAATAATTTCTGTGTTTCACTCATTTTACGCACAGAACATTTTTTTATCATAGCATCATTTAAATTTTCAATCTTCGGTTTAGGTATTTTAAATTGATTAAATTCCTTTTTATGATAAATTTTATATCCAAACTCAGGATCTCCTACTTCTGGATACAAAATTTTATTATTATTACTTGCATTTTTACTTTTAATAATTTCTTTATCCTCATTCATTTCTAATTCTTCTAAGAGAGTTTTTAAAGCATGTAATTTTACAGTTTTTATTTCTTCTATTTCATCAGATTCTAATAATAATTCTGATTCTTTATATATTAGATTAGTAATTTTTTTTTTTCCTCTAAATTGTTTTCTATAATTTTCTAATTCAAAATCAAGATTTTTTATATATTTTACATATTCAAGTTGAATATCATTTCTTGTTGGTTTGGAATTATCCATCTATTTATATTATTATTATAAAATAATTTTTAACAATTATTATTTATAAGTAATTTATTAACTTTTAAAATTACATCTTTTTTTTCAGTATTATAAGGTCTTATCTTCTGTAATGATTCCTGTAATGTAAACCATTTAATATTAGAAATTTCTATTGCTTGATGTTTATTATCAGGATTTACACTAACTTCAAAGTCGTTCTTACATTTACCTATATAATAAATATGTTTATATCTGATATTGTTTGAACCATTAAATACCTCCTCAACAGGCTTTATATTACGCATAATTTCATAATTTTCCCTTTTAATACCAGTTTCTTCCTCAAATTCTCTTAAAGCACAATCATAATCACTTTCCTTTAAATTTCTTCTACCTTTTGGAAACCCCCATTCTTTTTCAACATATTGAATATTTGATTCTTTTATTAATTCTTCTAATTTAAAATACTTACCATTTACCAAATTATCAAATTTAGCCTTAGAATTATCATATTCTGTTTGATAATGTTTAATATTTTTATTCAACCATAACATATTCCATAATTCCTCAAAATCATATGATTCTAATTTATTTATTTCATCAAATGTCATTGTTCCCAATAATTTTTTAATATAATCTTTATTATCCTCATCATATTTACCTCGCAAAAATTCTACATAACCTATTGTGTCCTTTCTTTGAATAAGTAAATAGGAATATTTTTCTTCTTTATTATTCAAATTATTTAAATTATGTTTATATAAAATTACACCACAACTTGTTATAGGAAATCTACAACGTTTATATGTATGACCTAAATTTCCACAATTACCACAATATATATTTTTGTAATTTCTTTTTTCTGGAGGAGAGTTACGAGTTATGCATTTTTCACGATAAGTATTGGGCGATGTCGACAATTCAAAATCTTCAACTAGAGAATCATTTCTCCTTAATTTATTTTTTATTTCTTTACTTTCACTCATTTTTAAGATTAATATTTATTTTAAAGTTTTAATTTTATGATTTTTTTTTAATATTTTTAGTTAATAAAAATACAATTAGATTATTATAAATTAATTTATTTAAGTGTTTTTTTTAATTTTTTTGAATAAAAAAAAATTTATATATAGTAAATAAAAATGGATCCAAAAATATGGGGACCTAATTTCTGGTTTTCACTTCATACTGTAACATTAGCATATCCTGAAGTCCCAAGTTATGAAGAAATAAGACACTATAATGATTTTTTTGTTTCCTTACAAAATGTTTTACCTTGTAAATTATGTAGGGAACATTATAAAAATCATTTAAAACAATATCCTATCTCAGCACATTTAAGTTGTAAAGAAGATTTGGTGAAATGGTGTTTTAATTTACATAATATGGTAAATAGAAGTTTAGGTAGAGAAGATTTTTCATATGAAGAGTTTAGAGAAAAATATAGAAAAATTTATGCACCAACTATAGTTGAAAAAATTATAAATCCAGAAAATTTAAAAAAATACCGAAAATATAAAATAATAACCTCAGTAATATTATTAACTATAGTTTTAGGTTTAATTTATTATTTCTACCGTAAAAGAACCGCAAAACGATATTTTTTTAATAGATAAGATTAGAATCTATCATAACATAAATAAAATTTTTTCTGTTTTTATTCATATTATTACCACTTTTAATCATTATTTTTTATATTTTTAATAAAAAAAAAAATTTATATATTTATATTAAATGAAAGATATTTTATATATAATAATACCTATAATTATTTTGGTAGTTAATGAATTTTTTAAAAATAAAATTTTTGCTTTTTTCCAAAAATCATTTTTTTATAGTAAATACATTTTATTAGCCATACCATTTATATTAATTTACATTAATCCAGATATATTAAAGAAATTACTTATTATTTTTAAGGATATAGATAATAAACCAGTTTATCAAAATATAGATGATTTAATGGTAAATTATTTTGACCAAAAAAATAATAATCGTATGAAAATGAATATACCTCAAAGAAATACATCATATTACAGAAATGTTCCCAATTACCATTATCAAAATAATCAAAATAATCAAAATAATCAATATCAAAATAATCAAAATAATCAAAATCAGCCAAGAAGAAACAATTTTTTAAATAATCCAAATAGAAAAGTAAAAAGAAGTGTAAGTGAAAGTAAAAAAAAATATATAGCTTCTAAACAAAAATGGCAATGTGCTCATTGTCATAATTTATTAGATAATACTTATGAGGTTGATCATATAATAGCATTATATAGAGGTGGAACTAATGAATTAAATAATTTAGAGGCATTATGTAGGAATTGTCACGGTAAAAAGACTTTTAAAGAAAAAATGGGTTTATAATTAATTTTAGGAAAATAAAAATCTAAATTTATATTAATTTAGATAAAATAAAATGGCAACAAATTCATTTAAACCCGAATTTAACACATCGGAACTTTCTCAAATGAATATAATGGAATTTACAGAAAGAAATATATTTTATTTAATCTTAGTAGTTGGTATTATTATCATTACTTTCTACATTATTTATGTTATAAGATTTAGAAAACAAAGTTTAGATAGAAAAGTTGAAAGTTCATTTAATTTCAAAGTATTAAGAGATGAATCAGACCCATTAATTATTCAAAATAATGAATTAGAATGTCCACAAAATTTAAATAAATATACTTTTAGCTTTTATCTCGAAATTCATGATTACTATAGTAATAGAGGATACTGGAAATGTATAATGCTAAAAGGTAGTAATGTAAATGAATTAAATAATAATAAATGTAGTATGATTCACAAAACAATAAATGATAATGATGTTTTTCAATTTAAGGGTAAAAATAATTGTGTAATTCCTGGTAAATCTTGTAAAGAAAAGTATGATGCATGCGCTGATAATAATAGACAAGAATGTGATAAATTAGTTATAGATAGCGAGAATGAGAGAATAAGTGTTTATGAAAATACAGATTTATTTAATAGAATAGATAAAATATGCACCGCACATAAATTAGGTGAATCTGGTAAACAATTATTTTGTTGTGGAGTTGAAAAATGTGGATATTTTAAAGATAAAAATGGAAATCCAGTAAAATTAAGTAGTGGTCAATGTATGGATTATTTAAACAGATATAAGACATATTGTAATAAAGTTTATGCCACTGATAAAAAGGTTGCTAGAAGTTCTGAGGAAATAAGAATGAAAAAGAATAGAAATGTAAATTCAGAAACAAAATATTATGATGATTATGATAATATTTGTAGTGTTGATAATTTATTAGAACAATATCCAGAATTATTACCAAGTAGTATTGAATTAGGGAAGGAATTGGAATTAGTAAATTTAAGTGAAAAAAATAATATGGATGTAGGAAATCCTAATGTTAATGATTATTCAATGGAAGGTTTATATTTAAATACTGATATTAATTCAGATGTGCAAAATCCTGACTCCACAGTATCTGATGTTAATTTAGAAAATTGTAATTCACAAGCATTAAAAGAAGGATATAATTTTTTTGCTATTAATCGTGATAGTAGTAATAATAACGAAAAAGTATGTAAAATGGTAAAAATAGAAAATGAAGAAGATTTATATAATACTCAAAAGAAAAGTAAGACAGAATGTTCTTTTATAGAAACTAATGATATTAGGGAGGGAAGTGCTAATTGTTATTTTGTTTCTAAAGCCAGAAGACCCGATGAATTAGTAGTAATTAAATGTTGGGAAGACATAATACGAAAATATCCTTATCAAAATCCAGGTGTTTGGATGCATCCATATATTAATAATTTAAGAATTGTTTTCACAACTTTTACTAATACTAAAATAGAAAAATATAATGATCATTTAAATGACATAGTTCACCCACATAAAGAAAACAGAACTAATTATAACATTGAGCCTATAAATAATATTGATGAACACCCAAATACACCAGATAATGCTCGTTCTTCTTCAGGACAATGTAAATCTTTTAATCCTTCATTATTTAATTCTTATAGAGAATATTTTGATATTGAAAATATACCTATAAAAGAAAAATTCCATTTAGCAATAGTTACAAATGATAAAACAATAGAAGTTTATATAAATGGTAATTTAAAAACATCACAAGTGTTATTTGGTAATCCAAGGTATAATGATGGTAATTTACAAATAAATCCTGGAAGAGTAGGAACTTTTAAAGATTCAACAAATGAAACAAGAACAGAAAAAATTCTTTTGGGAGGAACTATCTCCAATTTTGATTACATACCATACAATTTAAATAGTTCTAATGTTTACAATTTAATGAATAAAACTAGTTCTACACAACGATCAGAACAAGGTGTTATAACAAGCACAGAACACGCACACTACATTGAAATATCACATGACCATCAATTTGATCAGGATACAGAACATGGACATAAACATGGAGTTGATGATTCAAATATTCCAGAAAGATATTATATTGAATAATTTTTTAATTTTATAATTTTATAATTTATAATTTTTAATTTTCTATTTTTTAATTTTAAAAGAAGCCTAAACTATGCTGGACTGGGTGCTCTATTATATAAAGTTTCTCTAAATTTTACACCTTCATATATCATTTGTTGTCTATAATCAGAAGAAACAAAAAGACCAGGCATGTTTTTGTAATGAAGAGCCCGTAATTCATTAGGAGTAATAACAGTTGGACTATATTCAATCTTTCCAATATAAATATTAGGATTGTGTCCTTTTCTACCTAAAATAATGTCATCATTGCTTAGTATAGGTATATTATCAAGAGTATAATTTCTGACTAATAATTTATCAATATAAATATCTACATTTCTCCCATCTATAATTATTGCTAATTGAAACCATTTTTGTAATGGAATACCTGGAATATCCAGAGCCTGTTCTGTTTTATGTAAATCTAAGGAATCTTCTGATTGAACGGAATCAAGTTTAATGGCTAATTGTTTCATTCCAAAAACAATAGATAAATGGTTTGTTTTAGGTTTATAATTAATTTGAAATTCTCCACATTTCCTTCTTAAAATAGATTTACTTGAATTAAAATTATATATAAGATTCCCATGGGCATTATCTATAGTCATATAAACAATATATGTGGCTTTTAATGAATTAGCAGTTAAAACATTAGGAGATTTTATAACTTTTTCTGTGTCATTAAATAATCCTATATTTTCATTCCATATTGTTTCAACTTTTTTAGTAGTATTATAATAAAAAAATGCTATTAATAGGAAAAATAATGTTAAAAAAATTAATATTATAAATAATTGTTTAGCGAAAGTTTTATTAATATATTTTTCACCTAAACTTCTAGCAATATTATTTGCCATAAATTACTATATATAATATTAGTTATATTTAAAAAATACTAAAAAAAATATAAAAACAAAAAAAATGATATTTCTAAATAATATTTTCTTTAATTATTATATATATAATTTAATCTATGTCAAATAATAATAATTTATTAAATAATAGCAATTCAAGTTTTAATTTAAGTAAAGGAAATAATAGAATATATAAAGGAGATACAGGAAATTTAGTTCTTATTTGCCTTATTGCTTTTTTAATACTTATATTAATTTTTATTGGTATTATGGTTTCAATTTATCTTAAGGCATATAATCAAAATAAAATACAGAATCATATGGAAGAGGAATTATTAGAATATATTCATGATTGTAAAGACAACTTTAAGGTTATTGATGGTTCAAAGATTCCAGCATCTACATTAGCAAATGAATATTCATTAAATTTCTGGATTTACATTAATAATGTTGATTATAGAGATAGTTTTAATAAACAAATATTAATGAGAGGAGATCCAGAAAATTATCAAAATGAAGAATATCCTAAATCTAATCCAAATATTTTTATAAAGAAAAATTCAAATGATATGGTTTTATTATTTGAAGGAGAAAATCAATTTGGTAGTGATAACTTTAGTGGATGTTATAGATTAATTGATTTATTTAATAATATGGAAATAAAAATTCAGGATGATATTTCATATTTAAAATTTAATTCTAATAGAATAGATAGAGGAAATCAAGCAAACCAAGGTTCTAAATTTAAATTAGTTCATGAAGATGTTTTAGTATCAGGAGATAGAAAAGTTAGATTTTTCAAAATACATATAGATAGTGGGTCTGGAAATTATACAGAAATTAGAGCTGGTGTCGGTAATGGAAATTTAAATAATGAAATATTAATTAATGATAGTGGTGGAAAAACAATTCACTTTGAAATAGAAAATCCTGAAATAGGATTCTTTAGACTTAAAGCACATGTAGATAGAGACAGTCCTACTACAAAAAAGATAAGATATTTAAAATTTGATAGTTCAAATAATAAATATAAATTAGTCACTGAAAATACGGCAAGATTTAAATTCCACCCTGAAACTTTATCTGGTATAGAAGAAGAAACAACTAGTGCGGCAAAATCTAATAATTTTTCATCAAATGATTGTAAAGAAAAAACATTATCTAAGGGTATTGAATTTTCACACTTTGGTATGTATGAACCTAATCAAGGAAGAACAGCCGCATTATGCAAACCATTAACCGCAACTGATTTTAATTCCGATTTAGTTAAAGTTGATAGAACTTTTTGTCAAGGAGATGATTTAGGAAGTAAAAATTATATGTCAGTATCAAGAGCAAGAGGTTTTTCAGATGGTAGAGTTGAAATTAAAAATATACCTATTCAAAGATGGACTTGTTTTAACATAAGTGTTCATGATAGAGTAGTTGATGTATATAAAGATGGATTATTATATCATACAGAAATATTAAACAATCCTCCAAGAATAAATGATTATCCAATAATTATAGCAAATAATGGTGGATTTGATGGTTATTTATCTAGAATTACTTGGTCTAATAAAGCCTTAACACCCGCAGAAATTTATAAAAAATACACTCAAGGTCCAAGAATAACATTAACTTTAGGAGATAGATTAAGAGGATTAATTTCAAGTGATTCAAAACAATAATTTTATGTTATATTTTTTTAAATTTTTTTTTAATATTATATATTATATATTATATATAATAAATGAAAAATAGATATAATCGAAAATCAAAACTCGGTGGAGCAAATAATAATGCTCCAAATAATAACGGACCACCTGGAGGAAATAATGCTCCTGATGCCGGAAATAATCCTCCTGCTGCTCCCGCTTCTGCTAATAATGCCCCACCCGGTGGTAATAATAATGCTCCACCTGCTCCAGCACCTGCACCTGCTAATAATGCTCCTGCTAATAATCCAAGTAATGTAACTAATGCTTCAAATAATAGTTCAAGTAATAGTCCAGGAAATAGTAATAGCAGTAATAAAAGAAAAAGTTTAAGTAATATTTCAATGAATAATGTTTCAACAGCAGTTAATTCCGCCGGTGAAAGTGTTAGACAAATGGTAAGTAATGCTAAAGGATATGCAGGAAATAAAGCTAATAAAGTTAGAGCAGAAACAGGTAAGTTAAATTTTAGTTCTGTTAATAAATATTTAATTATTTTATTTATAGCAATAATTTTTATTTTATTAATAGTATTTGCCAAATATTTAGTAGTAAAATATTCTTCTTATGTTGACACAAGTCCATATTTAATTAAGGGAACTAAAAGCGCTAAACATTCAGTAGTAATAAATCAAGATCCAGAGAGTATTAATTATATACAAATAAGAAGATCTGAAAATAAAGATGGTATGGAATTTACTTATTCTTTTTGGATGTTAATTATGGATATCAATTATAAAAGAGGTGATTGGAAACATGTTTTCCATAAAGGAAATAATACAAGTTATCCAAATAGAGCCCCTGGTGTATGGATTCATCCTACTAAGAATAGTTTAAGAGTTTATATGAATACTTTTGATAACATTTTAGAATATGTTGATGTAGATGATATTCCAGTTAAGAAATGGTTTTGTGTTCAACTAGTTTTACAAAATATTAATTCACAATCGGATGAAGCAAAAGATATTATAGCCCAAGATAATAATCATGTAATCGATGTTTATGTAAATGGTCAATTAAAAAAAAGTAAGTTATTAAATAGTGTTCCTAAACAAAATAATGGGGATTTATGGGTTAACTTATTTGGTGGTTATGATGGATATTTATCTAAATTAAGATATTATGCGGAAGCCGTAGATGAAAATACAATAGAAAATATTGTTAAGGAAGGACCAGCATCAGTTATTACTTCTGATACTGGAGAAATGCCCCCATATTTAAATGATAGTTGGTGGTTTAACAAATAATTTATTCATCTAAATCAACTGTGGAAAGAAATTCATCATTAGATTCTATATTTATAATCTTTTTTTCTAAATTACTAATTTTTTCACAATTTTCATTATTAACTGTATTTAAAGTTCTAATAATTTTACTTAATTCATTATTTCTAGTACCTATATTTACTATTTCTGTTTTTATTTCATTTACGGTTTCAGAATATGTTCCTACTATATTATTATAACTATTCTTAAGATTTAATTGATTCTGTTCTATCTTAAAAACTCTATCCTCTAAATCACCTGCATGGTCTGTTAATAATAATTGATTAAGGCTATTATTAGTTTTTAATTTCTTAATATCCTTATTAAATATATTTCCCATAAATTTAATTACTATTATAATTTTAAGATATAAATTTATATTTAATATTTTACATTTAATTTAAAATGAATGAAATAATTCTAAACTTAGCCCTAAAAAAATTACCTAATGAATTAATTTTTTTAATTAGAAAAATGACTTATAAGAAAAAAAAGAAATTTTTTTTAAAAGATATTGAAAATTATTATAATATTTTTTCCATTTTAAATCAAAAATATATTTTATTAAATCAAATTAGTAATTTATCTTTACAATTAGATTTATACCTAAACGAAAATAATCCATTATTACATGGATATATAGAAAATTACTTTAGGCTATTATTAAGATCAAAATATTTTCAAGTTATTAATCAAAATAGAAAAAATAAAAAATTAATTATAGAAAAATATATAATTTTCGTAAATCTAAAAAACACTATCAAACATATAAGAATACTACGGGGACTAATGAGACCCAATGAAAGAAATGAAATGCTTGAAATCCTAAACTAATATATTTAATTTTTTACTCGTTCTTGTAATAGCAGTGTATAAACACCTAAAAGATTCTTGCTGATTTTTATTTTTAAATATAATATTATTCATATCCACATAAACATTAGAAAATGTTGAGCCCTGCGACTTATGAGTAGTAATACAATACCCATAACTAATATCCGCAAATTTATCAATCAGTTTTTCATAAAAATGTTCCCATAAAAAATTCATAAAACTTATATTTTCTTTATTTCTTTTCTCCATAAATCTCTTTAATTTAATTAATATTTCTCTACTATTTTCAATTATTACATTATAATCATTAATATTTTTAATTACATAAACTATATCTTTGCTATTTAGATGAAGTTTATAAATGTTAATAGATAAATTATCTATTAATTCATATATTTTTTCTAAATATTTCAGAATTATCATTTTTACATCTTCTTCAATTGTTAATTTACCTAAATTCTCATCTATTTTTTGATTAAAATTTATTATTCTATATATATCCTCTTCAACTAATAATACCTTTTCCTTCTGTGAAGTGTAATATTTACAACCATTACTAGATTTATAATATCCATTAAAAAGTATAATTTCACCTGAAACATATTTATCAAGTTTTTTATTACCATAACTTTCTAAATCAAACATATTTCTTTTTAAAAATAATATTTCACGAATTGCCTTATTAATTTTATCGCACTGTGCATTAGTATATACTATAAAAATAGGTATTTCATTGATTCCCTTACTTTTAAATATTTTAATATAATTACCCACCCATTTTTCAAAATTCTTAAATTTTTTAATATCATTATCTACATAAGTTTTTAATGAAAATGAAACTGAATTATCATTTACTAATTCCCTTACTTTATTACATAATTCAACTATATTACCCTTATATCTCATGATTTCATCTAACTCAAATGAGGGAATATCATCTGTCCTAAAAACTAAACTGTATTTTTCATTTACAGGAGGTAATTGAGCTGAATCTCCGACAAAAATAATTTTTCCTTTAATTTTATTACTAATTTTAATTAATTTATGAATAATTTCCTTAGTAACCATGGAAGATTCATCTATAACTACAATATCATAATTATAAATTGACTTAGCCTTAGTTTTCATTAATTTATTCTCTTCCTTCTCTATATTTGTATTAAATAATTCCTTTCCATCTCTATCTATTGTTCTTTTAATATTAAGAAGTTTATGAATAGTCAGGAATACTACTTCTCTTGTATCCTTTATTTGACTCATCTCTTTTAAAATGGAAACAGCCTTATTTGTAGTAGCACAAAATGCTATTTTCTTATCTTTATATTCATCTTTTAATAAAATACTGGTAATAACTGTACTCTTACCAGTACCGGCAGAACCTTTTAATGTAAATAATTTATTTGGAGAATTTAAGAATTCTTCGATTTTAATTAATGCTTGTTTTTGTGATTTTGAAAAATTCATTTTCTCATACTACATAAATATTATAATTTTGTTTTAAGTATTTTATTTTTATTATTTTATTTTTATTATTTTATTTTTATTATTTTATTTTTATTATTTTATTTTTATTATTTTATTTTTATTATTTTATTTTTTATTTTATTATTTTATTTTATGTTTTTTTATTTCTATATTTTTTTATAAAAAATTAATCAATTTCTTTAATTCTAATTATTTTTAGGTTTAAGCCTAAATCCGTAATTATTATAAAAATACAGATTCAAACTTATAAAAATAGGAATCAGTAAAATTCCTATAAAAATATTACCTAATCTGTAAAATGAAAATAGTATATTAGAAACAATAAATAAATCATATATATTAATAGAATTTAAAGTATTTGAAAATAATATTTTATTATTTTTTTTTTGTTGAAAATATACCATGAAACATCTACCATTTAAGAAATACCAATGACTAATTACACCAAAAAAAAAGTAAATATAATAATATAAATAATAAATTGGTATAATATATGGTGCTATACCTAAACCTATAGTGATAATTTTATGAAGAAAAAAGACGTAATCAATATTTTTAACAATTTCTAATTTTTGATTTATATTAAACATTATGTAAATAAATATTTCTTTCTAATATTTAAATGATTAAAATATTGTTATTTTTGGTTTTATTAGCCATTTTAGGTTTATTAAAAAAAAAAGAAAAATTTACAAATAATTATGTAAGAGATTTTGTGTATAATGAAGAAGAATTTAATAAGAAAAATGTATATGATGAAAAAACAATAAAATATTATAAAACTCCTTATTTTTGTTTAGATTATGCGGACTTAGTAAGAACTTAAAAAATAAAAATATAAAGAATATATATATATATGCCAGGTGGAGTATTACAATTAGCAGCCTATGGCGCACAGGATTTCTATTTAACTGGAAACCCACAAATATCATTTTTTAAAACTGTTTATAGAAGATATACAAATTTTGCGATGGAATTTTATAAACTTACATCAAATAATAATGTTGGTTTATCGGAAAATCAAGTAGTAACTTATAAGTTTGATATTAAAAGAAATGGTGATTTAATATCCGATGTTTATTTTGAATTTACATTACCTAACATTTTTTCAGGCTTAGAACAATTTCAATGGGTGACAAATATTGGATTTAATATGATAAATAAAGTTACTATATTTATAGGTGGAAGTAAAATAGATGAGAATTATGGTGAGTGGTTTGATGTTTGGAATGAATTATCACAAGATGAATCAAAAAAAAATAATTTTAATGAAATGATAGGTAATGTTCCTGAATTATATGATCCCGCAAATGCACCAGGTAATAATGGTTATTATCCTGAAAGAAATAAAAATGATACTTTTATTCCATCAATTGTAGGTAGAAAAGTAAGAGTGCCATTAATTTTTTGGTTTAATAGAAACCCATCATTAGCCCTTCCATTAATAGCATTACAATATCATCCAGTAGAAATACATGTAGAAGTTAAAAAAATATCTGAATTATATACTGTAATTGACACTGACCCACAAAGTGCAAGTTATGGTTTTAGGATTAAACCAGAAACAAATGTACCAAATTATTCTTCTAAATATTCAATTCAAAATTTTACTACTTCAGATGAAGTAACTTTTACAGTTACGGGAACTACATCACAATTAGTTAATTTTACTATAGAACCAAGATTATTAGTAAATTATATATTTTTAGACAAGGAAGAAATGAATAAATTTGCTAAAAGCGAACATAAATTTTTAATTACACAAGTACAGAAAACAGAATTTAAAGGAACATTAGGAATAAAAACATTAAAATTACAATCGCAACATCCTACAAGTTTTTTTGTTATAATTGCTAAAAGAACAGATGCTGAAGATAGAAATGATTGGAATAATTATACAAACTGGATAGACCAGAATTTACCACCATACTCTGATGGTTTTAATAATCCTTTCTATGAGAAATACGCCAGTGATCCATTAGCAAATGAGAGAGTAAGTGATATATTTTTTAATACAAATATTGTTACTGATGATTTATTTGATAAATTAAGATTAAAATATGAAAATAAAAAAAAACCATATGTATTAAATTCAATATCATTAAAATTAAATGGAACAGATAGATTTGATGAACAAGACTCAGAATTTTTTAATACTGTAGAGACAAGTTGTTTTTCAAAAAGAATTCCAAGAAGAGGAGTATTATTTTATTCTTTCTCTCTTAATCCATTTGAATATCAGCCTTCTGGAACATGTAATATGTCACGATTTAATAGTATAGAATTATTAGTTGAAACTGTTGATACTCCAATTCCAACAGAATTAGGTGAAAATTTATATAAATTTGATATTAATGTTTATACTGTAAATTACAATATTTTAAGAATAGTTAGTGGTATGGGTAATTTAGAATTTGCTAATTAATTTTTTTTCTAATATTCATTAATAATTTCCCTAATAAATCTCCTCCTGGGTATGTCCAATCATCACCTTTACCTCTCATAGGTTTTTCATGTAATATTAGTTCTCCAGTTGATAATAAAAGTTTATTATATTTATTTTCATTATATTTATTTTTATTATCACTTAAAAATTTTTTCTTTAGACATTTTAACATTAATTCTTTCTTTTCTTCTAATGTTAAAATATGTTTTATTCTTACTTCCCCTTCAAAATTAGCCATTTTTTTTAATATTTTCAATCTTCGTCTTCCTGTTGGTGTATCTTTTACAGACGCACCCGCTAATTTTGATAAAATACCTCTTATTGGTTTTCCATCTTTAAACCAGTAATTAATTTTAGCCTGTGTCCAGTCTTTTTTCTCAGGTTGTAATTCTTTTAAATAACTGATAAATTCATCCTTATTACAAGTCTCAAATTTATCAAATAGGGATTTAATTTCTTTATCTAAAAATCTATCTTTCATAAATTCACATTCTACACCACCATAAAAATTGGATAATTCATAATAGTCTTTACTTTTAGAATTAAAATAAATTTCCATTTTTATTTAGGTTTTAATTAAATATTTTTCGGAAATTTAATAAAAATCAAATTTTATTTTATCAAATAATAATAAGTATAAGAAATTAATTAAAATGTCAAAAATAGTTGTTAAAAGTCTATGGATTGGCCCTAACCTATCAACTCTAGAAATATTAAGTATTAAAAGTTTCCTTAAATGTGGACACAGAATGCATTTATATACATATCATCCTATTGAAAATATACCTAAAGATAAAGATTTAATAATAAAAGATGGTAATACAATTATAAAATATGAAGAATTAATTAATTTAAAATCATTACAATTACCATTCTCCGATATATTTAGGTATAAAATGTTATATGAAAAAGGAGGATATTGGGTAGATTTGGATATGATTTGCCTAAAAAAATTAAATTTTAGTGATAAATTCGTTTTTTCTTCTGAAAATACTATTCAAAAAGGACAATTTAGAAATAGAAAAGGAACTTTCCAACCTAATATTGGTATTTTAAAAGCACCAAGAAAAAGTGAATTTTATAAAGATGTTTTCAACGCATGTATGAAAGAAGTTAATAAAAAAGTTAAAACAAATATCAAATTTATGGTAATATTGAAAAATTTTATCATAAAATATAAATATCAAAATTATGTAAAACCACCTAACTATTTCTGCCCCCTAAACTGGTGGCATACAAAAGAAGCATTTTATCCTCCTTGTTGTAAAGAAAAATATGGTGTTGAAGGTTATAAAATAGATGAAATATTAGAAAATAGTTATACAATTCATATGTGGAGAAGTTTAATGCGAAAAAGACATAAAATAGATCCCGAAGCCAAATATAATAATAAA